GGCGATCCAGGTGCATACGGTGGCGTCCCAGGTGCATATCCCGGCGATCCAGGTGCATATCCCGGTGATCCTGGCGCATATCCCGGCGATCCTGGCGATCCAGGTGCATACGGTGGCGTCCCAGGTGCATACGGTGGCGATCCAGGTATATACGGCGGTGTCCCAGGTATATACGGTGGCGTCACCATATCTCCTACTTCAAAAATCGGCGAACCGATTTTATTCGAAATACCCTGTTGGATTTCCGGAGAATATGCAGCAGACGCACCATCCATATTGGGAACATCTTTAAAGTGATTCGTATGTTTATATTCATCCTTGATCATTTGTACGATATTTTGAGGAGTTATGTCAGTGATTTGCGTCAATTTCCGTAAATTATCCGAATATAACATATTGGACATTTGATCAATATTATCCTCGGTAATCACGCGCATTTGAATATTAATCGTCTGTAGTTCTTGTATCAATAATTTCAGAGAATAAGGAATACAAATAACACTGAAATTCCGGCCGAATTGCGTTATATGCGAAATATGTGCCGCATTTTTATCACCATCCACAGAACCCACATATTTGATCGGTCCATCCACCGCCGGAGACATGAACAGATTCTTCGAAGGATTGTATATTGCGACCAACCCCGATTGATTACAGACCGCCATATAATATTTGTCGCCGCGTTCCATCATTGATTCGCGCAAAAAATCCGACATTCCGTGCGCCAAAACACCATCACGCTCCATTTCGCCGATACGCAAGCCTCCGTCGTTCGCACGACCGCTTACTGGCTGGCGCGTCAGAGCCGTCCGTGGTCCCAATGCGCGGAAATTCACCTTGTCTTTGACCATATGTTTCAAACGCATATAATATGTAGGACCCATGAAAATCGCGGCTTCCAATTGTCGCCCAGACATACCATCATACAGGATTTCATTCCCGCTCGAATGGAATCCCTGGCCAACGAGCATTTCACCGAAAACACCGATTTTTGACCCGCGATTATTGAATGCTGTACAATCGGAAAATCCGCCATACAATGCCGCGGTTTTACCTGTAATACATTCGACCAATTGGCCGATCGTCATTCTAGTCGGGATCGCATGCGGATTCACGATAATATCGGGTCGGATTCCATCGGCCGTAAATGGCATGTTGGCTTCGGGAATAATGAGTCCCACAGTACCTTTTTGACCATTCCGAGATGCCATTTTATCGCCCAAATTGGGGATACGTTCTTCGCGGATACGGACTTTGGCGATTCTCTGACCCTGTTCGCCCTCGGTGATAAACGTTTTATCAACCACGCCGAGTTGCCCTTTTTTCGGCATTTTGGATACATCCCTGCGTTTGTCAGATCCCGCCGACGATTGCGACAACCCGATAATCGCCATCTTATCATTTACTTCTGTATTTTCACGTATAAGACCATATGCATCCAAATGACTGTAATCGATCCCCGGCTTGGTATCCATCACCATCTGATCGCGCTCAATGTTCGTAAACAGAATATCACTGTTGGACATCCCGCCGCTGCCGCCCATCGACGACTTTTCTTCATGCGCTTCATATGTGGTATAATAGGTGGTTCGAAAGAGTCCCCTTCGAAGCGCCCCTTCATTTATTAACACCGCATCTTCCACGTTGTATCCGGTAAAACACATGATTGCAACGATCGCGTTTTCGCCGTATGGATTCTCGTCATGACAAATATGTTCATAATATCGGGTTTTGGCCAATGGCGATTGACCATAATTTAGGACAACTGCCATCTTATCCATTCTTACATGAAAATTGGTGTGATACATAGAAATCGCCTGTTTGCTCTGACCACATGAAAAATTATTACGCGTCGCCGGATTATTTTCAGGGAATGTAATTAGATTACACATCATGCCAAACATGAATGATTCGTGTATTTCCAAATGCGTATATTTGTCGGTTGAAATCGTCCCTGCGCCTAATACACCCATTCCCGATAATTCATCGGCATTGAGGGCAATGAGCGCATCTTCCGTTTCATTCGGATCAATATAATCCAATATTGCAGAATCTTCCAAAAACCGGTCATATTGCGCCGGATTTGACCCCTTCGCCAATGCACTTTCTGGTATCTTGTATAATTCGGATAATTCATATATGACACCCGCACTATGATCGAATGTGGTCGCCCCCAATTTCTCATTGAATCCAGTGATCAATTGCGTCCACGTAAAATCGCCGCTCTTCAATCGGTCATGTATCCGTTTCTCCTCTATCGCAAATTTGCCCAATGCATCGTTCTTATAAAAGATCGGCCGGGCGACACGCCCAGCATCCGTATATATTTCCATAATCCCATATTTTTTATCAAACGCAACACTCGTATGAATTGGCAACAGGGCATTACGACGATATAATTTGATTTTCGAAACGGACCCCATTGGATCTGTAAGCGCGCCCACCAATGCCCCATTTATAAATACTCGTGTAAGACCCGCCAAAGCTTCCGGTGTGCAATCACACAGGGGTTTCATTGACAATTTCTGACGACACCATTCTATCAGTCCTACACGTGAATATCCTTTGGTAATATACGTCGAAATCGACAAGTGTTTATGCATACCAATATTGCCGCCGTCAGGGGTATCTATCGGATCGAAAAATCCCCATTGCGAATTATTGAGCAACCGCGGTTCCACCACTTTCAGACTGGCGTCCATGGTCAAGACCGTTTTCCGCAAATTATTTAGATAGGAATTGAATGATAATCTACTCAGGTCTTGGACAACGCCGATACGCCGGGTATGTTCTTGCGAACCCCAATTGCCCTTGAATGCGCGCCGGAATCCGTCGTCTACCGATCGTTCTCTGAAGACTTCTTTGTAATTTGCATCAATGAGGTCATACAGGTTATCTTCGTACATGGATTGATTGTAATATAATTTCTCTTCAAATCCCAATTGGATTTTCCGGTGTTGGATTTTGAAATATTCGCGGAAAAGTCCGGCTAATAAAACCCCGTCTGTCTCAATTCGCTTGTATCTGAAATTGTCGCGTTTGGTGGGTTCTTCGATGCCCTGATGCACGAGTAATAAGCGGAATGTCATGTATCCTAAATAATATGCCTTTTCCAAGAAATTCGTTTCGCCGATATGCGGTAGGAAATAATCCGAAAGGACCTCCAGTGTGTATACCATCGTCTTCCATTTCGTAAATGTCGCAATATATTTGAGCGCGAGGGTCTGTGTCATGATGGCTCCGGCGTCATAGACCGATGGGACAAAAAGGGGCAACATGGATTTGTATTTCTCTAGGTCCAAGAGGCACATTTTGATAATGGCCTTGTCAGAGACGATGCCCAATGCTCGGAATACGATGAACAGTGGGATGGGTTTTCGGACATTCGGGATGGAAACCACTAGATTCATGAATGTGAATTTCGACGTAGGTGCTACGAGTTTTACGGCCAAGGTTCGGATGGGTTTCGAAATGTTTTCAGAGACGGACCGGATTTCGGCGGACCATAGAAAGGCGTCATCTGTCGATTTCCGGACATACATCATATTGTTGCCGAAACTTTCCTGTGGGATAATGACTTTTTCTTTTCCATCAATGATGAAATAGCCGCCGATATCATTGCGACATTCGCCCATAATATGGAGTGTTTCACGGGGGAGACCATTCAAGATACAGAAATCTGAATGCAACATAATGGGGAATTTTCCTAAATAGATTTTGGTTAGTTCGATTACGCGTTTTTGAACATTGGGTTGAATGAGCGATTTCTCGGTTAATTCGCGGAGAAAAGAGGTTTCTGCGGGGGTCAAATTCGCACCGCGGTTTTTGGCTTTCGAAGATGCGCGTTTTCCTTTAACCGTTTTTGGTGGGGGTTTTAGCCCCCCTGGGGCAGGCGGTGCGCCGCCATACAAATTACCCTGTTGGACATCCCCGGTTCCGGTGGTTCCCGCTTCTGCCGCCGCGCCCCCGGCGACACCTTCGTCGTCGCTATCCGTATTCGCATCTTCGTCCCCCGGCCTTTCCTCGATTCTTTCCAATCCGACTACACGTGGTATCTCGCCGGTCTGCAAAATATCAATAATCTCGACTTCCACGTCATAATGAATGGTCATTCCATAAGTCATATTACGAAGCCGAGCTTCATTGGGAAACATATAATGTGATTGGTTATCGTCATAAATGACGGGTTTCCCAAAATAGATTTTCGACCCATCGCGTCCGCCGAGATACAAAAGACATTCCGATTTGAATTCGTCGGTTGTCTTGTCATAACGGGATGATATTCGTATAGGATTTAGGTCGCGGAATATTTGAAATATTCCTTTTTTAAAAAACTCGTTGTAGGAATCAATATGATGTTCGGCTAAAATTTTGGGATTATCTTTGAAATATGTATTTATGATTTTCCAAATGGTCGGATTATCTATTACTTGATTCATGGGTTGTGGTATATATGTATATATATCTTATATATATGTTATATTTATAGATTTATATTTTTTCTGTATATCCAATATATATACAGACAATGGGCGATTTAGATTATCTGTTTGGACCAATCAATAAAAAATACTGTCTTTATTTTTATATTTTGTCGGTTATCGGCTTCATATATTTTGTGGCATTCTTGATTTCGGGGGTCATGATTGGGGTATCCAAAAAGAAGGGTCCGGAATATTATTTTTATTTGTTCATGGGCGCTTCGGTTTTTTTCTTGTTTTATTTCCAAAATCGGCTCTGGTATACGATGTGTACGGGAACCTAGGTTCTCCGTTCCCTCCCGCCCACATTCTCTGAATGGACCAATCAATCAAAATCAATAACCCTGTAGGACAACACAAACATAATCAATCATTTTAGTCATAGTCATATAAAAATAACAACTAACTAATTATACATGGAAATTGAAGATATCGTAATTATCTCTTGGATATGGCTCGGATTCTCAATCCTGGTTTTTATATATGACCGAACCATGATTGAGCGTGTAGGTGCAATTGAAACAAACCATACACAATTTGTATGATGTTTTTATTACCCCCTATCCTACCGCGTTTCCACAACATTATCTTTTTTTAATCATAATATAATTACCAAATATCCAACATCCCCATAATGGACATCCTATACTATAGCAACTATTGCCCCCATTCCAAAAAGATCATCCAATTCGTCGCCAAAGAAGGTTTAGGCGAGAAAATCAATTGTATCTGTATCGACAAACGCACCCGCGATCCCGCAACCGGTCAAACAGTCATCATTTTGGAATCCGGCAAAATGGTCCCCATTCCGCCCAATGTCCATAGCGTCCCCGCATTATTATTGGTAAACCGAAATTATAATGCCATTTTCGGCGAAGAAATTATGAAATATTACCAACCCATGGTCTCACAGGGACATCAGACGGCGACCGCAGAGGGCGGTGGCGAACCCGCGGGATTCGTTTTAGGCGTCGGAGGAACCGCGGCGGCCAATATCATGTCGGAACAATACACCATGTATAATATGTCGCCGGAGGATTTGAGCGCCAAAGGTCGGGGTGGCAATCGGCCGCTCTATAATTATGTGCCGGCCAGCCAGGATGTACTCATGATCCAGACACCGCCAGATACGTATCGACCGGATAAATTGACCGAGGGGACAACGATTGATGTTTTACAAAAAAATCGAAATGAAGAGATCCGACAACAGGGAGGAGTAGGTTCTAATACACAACCTCCCTTCTCAATAAGATCCATGTAGGACAATATAGATAATATATAAAAATCTCAAATCCCAAATCCCAAATCCCCATTCCCCATTCCTCTTTTTCAATTTAGGAAATTGATATTTTCATTGATCGACGAACATTAATTCATGATACCCTATAAACCAACAAAAAAACAACATAAAAACATAAAGATAAATAATACAAAATAATCTTGTATGGCCGACAAATCGACACTTTTAAAAGCATTTAATTCCTTATTTTTCGATTTCCTGGATGATATTATCGGAATCGTAGAAAATAATGGCGATATTAAATCGGCAAAAACCGCATTCGAAGTCTTTAGGAAAGGCAATCCAACCATTATTATAAAAGTGTGGTATAGTTATATTTACCTGCCATATGCAGAGGTTATCAAATCTGGCGATTTGGATTTTTTCATAAACAAAGATTATAGCGGTGATTTGAATGTATTAGCAAACCCATCCGATATTATGAAAACAATTGATAAAATCAGAGATCCGATTCGGAATATGACGGAAGTGAATAAAGCGCACTCGCTGGATTATATTCAGAAATTATCATTGCTGTCCGATTCGTATAATGGATGAGCTGTATTTTGTTATTGGTAGTGTAATATAGAAATAATTGATTTTCTGTGTTAAAAATGACTAGATAAATTAAAATAATTATTATATATATAATAATTATTTT